CTATCGCCCTGGTGAGATTCTGGTGCGTCACCGTGATCGCCCATCGTGCGAAATCTCGGGTACGATGACGCTCGGATTCGATGCTTCGTCTGGTCTCTGGCCAATCTTCTTTGCAAAAGACGAAGAAGACCTTGTTGGTTATCCTCTTGAAATCAACATTGGCGATCTTGTCATGTATCGTGGTTGTGAACTTCCTCATTGGCGCCCGAAGTACAAAGGCAAGTGGCAAGTGCAGGTGTTCTTTCACTATGTCGATGCCAATGGTCCGTACAAAGATAATATCTTTGATGGGCGCAAAGAAATGGGGCTCAAGCGCGAAGACGAAAACATGCGCAGCACACCTCTGATCAATAACATCATGGGTGAAGAACCTCAAGTTGTTCAAGTCGAAACACCTACTGATCCTATCGAAGCATATAAACTGCCACAGTCTACAGTGATTCATGATGGCATTATGATTCGCACCTCTGACAATGAATTCCCTGGTATGACTTCTTTTCATAAAGAATTTAAACCAGAATTAGCGTTTACGGCTGAAGAGTGTGCAGCAATCATTGCTATGGCATCTGATCTATATCCTACTAAGTCTACGGTTGGTTCTGAAAAGACTCGTAAGTATGACACTAACATTCGTGCAGTGGACACTTACAATCTAGAACTAAACGAAAAGACCAAGTGGATCTTCAATCGCATTGCAGGAGCGACAGCGACAGCAAACGCAGAGTACTACCGCTACAACATTCTTGGTATTACTCATGCGCTGCAACTGCTGCACTACAAGGGCGACGAAAAAGGTCACTATGACTGGCATATCGATGCAGGTCCGGGTGCTAGTTCGACTCGTAAAATCTCTGTTGTTGTTCCTTTGAATTCGCCTAATCAATTCGAAGGCGGTATTCTACAAGTGAACAATAACGGTGTGGTCTATGACGCTCCGCAAGAACCAGGGACGATGATTCTATTCCCTAGTTTCTGTCTGCACAAAGTTTATCCAGTCACAGCAGGTGAGCGTTGGTCACTTGTTTCGTGGGTACACGGTCCAGATCGTTTCAAATAATATAAATAGAACTAGTTATTCTAACGCGAATTAGTTCTATGCAAAACTTTCTAGACTACATTACAGAACAAAAAAATACTCATATGACTCATATTGAGGATAAAGTTCTGTATGGCGGTGTTAACGGAACTCGGCAAGCAATTCTTGCTTTGCGTGAGTTGCGTGACATGCTAGCGGGTAGCAAACAAGGTAAAGTGTCTGTGAAGTGGGACGGAGCACCCGCCATCTTTGCAGGCACTGATCCTCGCGACGGTAAGTTTTTTGTTGCTAAAAAAGGCATCTTCAATAAGAATCCCAAAGTCTACAAGACAGCCGCAGAAATTGATGCAGACACTTCGGGTGATCTAGCAATCAAACTCAAAGACGCTCTGAAGTATCTTCCTGAACTTGGTATTCAGGGAGTGATTCAGGGCGATTTTCTTTTTGGAAGAGGCGATCTCGCAAGAAAAAAGATCGAGGGTAACACATATGTTACCTTCCATCCAAATACCATTGTATATGCAGTGCCTGTTGATCAAGCAAAGGAGATTCTTCAAGCAAAGATCGGTATTGTGTGGCATACTACATATACTGGTAGCACTTTCGAAACTATGAAAGCTTCGTATGGTGTGAATGTAAGCCAACTTAAGGCTTCTAAAAATGTATGGTCGCAGGATGCAATGCTTCGCAATGTTCAGAATGCGACTTTGACTAAAAGTGAAACGGAGACAGTAAATGAATATCTTTCGCAAATTGGCAAGCTTTTTAACTCCATCAGTGGCACAACCCTCAGAGCCCTTGAAGGAAACCCCACCCTCGCCCAGCACATTGAGCAATACAACAACACCTTCGTCCGAGCCGGCGCCGTCATTGGAAACTCCCAAGCCCACACCACAAAGCTCGTCCGCTGGATCAAAAACAAGTACAAAGCCGAAATCGACAAGCGCAAAACCGCGAGCGGCAAAGCCACGCAGCAGAAAAAGCTCGACGACCTCCTCTCGTTCTTCAGCGAGGAAAACAAAGCAAACCTCGTAAAGATGTTTGAATTGCAAAAATTAATTGTTCTTGTCAAATTAAAACTTATAAATAAGTTAAACCAACTCAGTAATCTTGAAACTTTTGTTAAAACTCGCAAAGGCTTCAAGGTTACTGGGCAAGAAGGTTATGTTGCAATAGACACACTTGGTGGTGATGCAGTGAAACTTGTTGATCGTATGGAATTTTCATACAACAACTTTTCACCCGATATTTTGAAAGGATGGGATAAACCAACGAGAAACTAATATGCTAAGCTTTAAAGACTTTTTAACTGTTGATTATACTCCTGGCATGCCAGAAGAAATCTCTTATGCTGCAATGAAGCGTAAGCGAGGGCGTATCGGAGAAGAGACAGAGCAGACAGACGAAGCGCTGAACTTTGCGCAGCGTCGTCAACGCGCTCGTATCATGAAGAAATATAAGACGAAGATTGCCATGGGGCGCAAGAAGGCTATGCGTCGCACCGCAGACACTGGTCGTATCACAAAGCGCGCAAGAAAGCAAGCAATTAATCAAATGTTTCTCAAGCTATCCAAAGGGAAATCCCGTGATGAACTTCCTGCATCTCGCCGTCAAGAAATTGAGAAGCGTCTTGAGAAGCTGAAGCCTCGCATTGAAAAGATTGCTCGTAAGCTGATGCCTCAAGTGCGTAAAAGAGAAAGAGAACGCAAGCAAGGTGCGCAGAGTCAGAAATGAGTTTTCCATCATTTAAACAATATCTTGTTGAAGAACAGCGAGAGGTATTCTTCACTTTTGGAAGAATGAATCCTCCGACGATTGGGCATGGTAAACTAATGTCTGTTCTTGCTACCAAAGCAGGCAAGAATCCATATAAAGTATACATTTCTCAATCGCAAGATGCAAAGAAAAATCCTCTAACTTACGATCAAAAAATCAAGCATGTTCGTAAGATGTTTCCCAAGCATGCGCGGAATGTTATCTCTGACAAAAAACTGCGCAATGTCTTTGAAGTAGCGTCTGCACTCTATGATCAAGGCTTTAATAAAGTCACAATGGTTGTAGGTGCTGACCGCATTACCGAATTCAAAACTCTTCTAGACAAGTACAATGGCGAGAAAGGGCGTCATGGCTTCTATAACTTCGAAAAGATTAATGTCGTCTCTGCGGGTGATCGTGATCCTGATGCAGAAGGCGTCGAAGGCATGTCTGCATCGAAGCAGCGCGAAAACGCAAAGAACAATGACTTCACTACATTCTCACAAGGTGTGCCTAACACCATGTCGAACAAAGATGCGAAGCGTCTGTTCAATGATGTTCGTGCAGGCATGGGTCTGAAAGAAATGACTCAGTTCAAGAATCATATTGAACTAGAGCCTGTGTCTGAGACTCGTGAGAAGTTTGTTGAAGGCGAGTTGTTTAACGAAGGCGATAATGTTATAATAAAGAAAACTGGCGAGACTGGTTATATTCATCGTCTCGGCACCAACTATGTCATCATTGCGCTAGAAGAAGGTAAGATTTCGCGTCAATGGATTGATGATGTAGAACTAGACGAAGCAGGTTATGGCGGCAGTGGTATTCTGCGAGACATTGCACCTGCGTTAGATCGCTTTCTTGACAAGACTCTCAATCGTAAGAAGTATGAGCGAGCAGTTCGCACTTTTTTGGATCTTCGTAAAAAGAATCCTGATGATGCGAGAAGAAATCTTGTCAAAGCCGCACAAATTACAGATACCGATGTTCGCACACTTGATCGTCTGTTTCATGATCTGGTGAAAAAAGGCAAGATGCCCAAGCATTTGCTTAACTACACACCGACTTATAACGAAGAAGTGTCGAAAGAAAAGATCAACGCTCAGCCTAAGAAGCATACTGATAAGTGGTATAGTGATCAGCCTGAGTGGGGCACACCTGCTGCTACAAAGAAAGCAAAAACAAAAGTTCCTGGGCAAGAGACTGCGCATGTTCACACTAAGTCTCCTATGAACGAAGATGAACTTGACAATGCAGTACAACGCATTCGAATGGATAAGCAGCAAGATCGTGAAGCAGAGCGTAGAGAGCGTGAGAGAAAAGAGCGTGACTATGATCGTATTCTTGATCGCGCAAGACTGGCTCGTGCGCGCCGTAAAAATCGCCAGACACGACCGAATGTATAAATACAACTATACCTTAGCAGGAGATTTTCTTCAGTGAAATCATTCAAAGACATTTCTGAAAAATTAAAAAAAGACAAGGACGATCCCTGCTGGAAAGGGTATGTCCAATTAGGCACAAAAAAGAAGAACGGTAAAGAAGTTCCTAACTGTGTGCCTAAAGAGTCAAATGAAGTGCAAGAAAAGGCTGTGTCAAAAGCGCAGCAAAAATTCATGGGTATGGTTCGTGCAAAGCAGAAGGGTGAAATGCCTGATGCTTCTCCCGAAGTTGCTAAGGCTGCTGCGTCTATGAGCAAGAAAGATGTAAAAGACTTTGCGAAGACTAAGCACAAGGGTCTGCCTGCTAAGAAAGAATCTGTTGAAATTGAAGAAGCTTCTGGTAAAGACATTGCTGCTAAGATGATGAAGAGCAAGAGCATGAAAGCATTTGCTGCTAAAGTCGCCAGAATGCCAAATGTGTCTGCTGGTGATCTTGAGAAGATGCTCCCTGATTATGTTTCTGGTGCAGAGATTCGTGGCTTGTTTAAAGAAGTTACTGAGGGACCAGATTATCTGGGCGACATTCGTCGTAAGAAAGAACGCGAGGATCGTCGTAAAGCCGCAGGCCATGACAAAGAGACTCAGCGTCAAAAAACGATGCGTAAAGTCTATGGTAATTCCATGGTCTTTCTTAAGAAAGGTTACGGTGAATCTGTTGAACTTGGTGAGGCAAACCGCAATCATCCTGCTGCTAAGAAACTGATGACTCTCGCTAAGCAAAGAGACGCAGGTTCTGATGCTAAAGACTATGAGAAAGCAGCACAGATGATCATGAAAGGTGATGCTGGTCAACTCGGTCGATACATTAGCAGAATGGATAGTTATCCACGCGACGCTGTTATCTCTGCTGTCAAGAGCACCGACAAAGCAATGTACGATAAAATGGTTTCTAGAATGGAAAATGCAGAGCCCATGAACTTTTTTGAGTTTCGTCAAGCGTTGAACGAAGCACAACTGTACCACAATAGTTTTTCTGCTGCTGTACAACATGCAATGAAGCAAGTACAAAAGAAAGGCTATGAAGTTGACGAAGAAGATTGGCAACGTAAAGTGGCTTCTGGTCCTTCGAAGCCTTCTGCAGGTAAAACCAATCGTTACACTGTCGATCTTATGAAGAACGGAAAGCCTGTCAAGCAAAAACTTCAGATGCAAGTTTATGGCATGGACAGTGGCAAGTACGAACTCAACATGTATGTGAGTTAATATGAAATCTTTTAAATCTCTCAGAGAACAACGCGATAATGAAATGGAAAAAGCTGAGATGGCTGAGCAGCAACTCCATTTTATTTGCTATGCAGTAGACGAAATTCTTGAGTATATTCAAGAAGGCGGCGAAATCGAAGAATGGTATCAGAACAAACTGAGTAAAGTACACAGCGACGTAGAAGGGCTTTACTCTTATGTGCAAGGCGAAAAACATCGTATGAAAAATGACGATGACGATGATGACGATATGATGCCTGGAATGTATCGATGAAAAAATTTAGTGACCACAGAGCAGACGAAATCGATTGCGCTTGCGAATCAATGTATGAAGAGTTGATTCCTGAAGCAGCAGAATATCAGGGTAAGAAAGTTACTCTGAATAATCCGTTTCGTACGCCTGGTGGTCCTAAAAAGTTTTCTGTCTATGTCAAGAACGACAAGGGCAATGTAGTAAAAGTAAACTTCGGCGATCCTAATATGGAAATTAAGCGTGACGATCCCGGTAGAAGAAAGAACTTTAGAGCTAGGCACAACTGCGACAATCCTGGCCCTAAATGGAAAGCGCGTTATTGGTCATGCTATCAATGGCGAAGCGGCGCCAAAGTAGACAACTAGATCGGATGGGGATCCTGAAATGGCAACAAGAGAAACACAGTCGGCGCGACTAGATCGCATCGAAGGTAAAATCGACAAGATGACGGACGCAATCATTCAACTTGCAAAGGTTGAAGAAAAGATTGCTGATCTAGAAGAGCGTCGAGAAGAGCAGCACGAAAGACTAAATAGATTATCAGGTAAACTTGATAACATCGAAAACAGTGTGACTTCTCTTGTCGAAAAAGTTGCTGTCAACCATAAGGTTAGTTGGCTTGTCATCGGTGTATGTGTCGCCGCCCTTGCTGCCCAATTTGGCATTCCAGTTTAAACGGAGAGTACAATGAACTCAGAATATTTTAGAAAAATTCAATCGCTTTGGCAAGAAGTAGTTCTTGACGAAAAGAAAAAACTTGATCCTGTGGACAAGAAAGAACTTAGCAAGGACTATGATGATCGCGATGACAAAGATATCGACAATGATGGCGATACCGATAAGTCGGACGAGTATCTGCACAATCGTCGCAAGACCATCAAGAAGGCTATGGCTAAAGAAGACCTTGATGAAAAGACTGACAGCACGATGTACAAGTGGTCTGATATTAATCGCGCATTGATGAGTGCTGGGCATAGCCCACAACAAATTGCAAAAGTGCTTTCTGCTCTCAAAGTCAAGAAAGAAGAAGTTCAACTTGAAGCAGTCGATATGGACACTAAGTCTGTAGACAAAGCACTGTCGCACGATTGCGCAAAGCATGTTGCTTCTGAGCAATGGGGCTTTGGTGAGTGCATCCCCGGTCAGCACACTCTGGTCGAGCAAGAAGATGGCAACGCTATCGTGACTCACTACGATGTAATGTTTGAGCATGGTGTGGAGTTTGATGTGCCCGTCGAAGACCTTG